ACAACTCACTCTGCACTTTCTGAAGAATATAATGGTACTTCATGGACTGAAGGAAATGATTTAAATACAGCAAGATCAGAAGACCCTGCTGGAATGGGAATTCAAACTGCAGCATTATGTGCTGGAGGAGATTCAGGTAGTGTTTCAGCTTCAAATGAACAATATAACGGAACGTCTTGGACTGAAGTAGGAGATTTAAATACTGCAAGAGCTGTTCTAGCTGCAGCAGGAACAACAGCTGCTGCAATAGTTTTTGGAGGTAGTTCAAATACTGTTAATACAGAAAGCTGGAACGGAAGTTCTTGGACAGAAGTTAATAATTTAGCAACAGGAAGAACTAACTTAGCAGGCTTAGGAACATCATTAAATGCTTTAGCTTTTGGTGGGTCGCCTAGTGGTACAGCAACAGAAGAATGGAATGTACCATCAGCAATAGGTAATGTAACAATAGATGTAGATTAATATGGCAGATTATATAAATATAAAAGGAGTAACAATACAATATTTAGACAGCGACCCACCTAATCCTATTGTAGGACAAGTTTGGTATAACTCAACAACACAAACTTTTAAAGGTGCTGGTGTTGGAGTTGGTGCTTGGTCGTCAGGTGGTGCATTAAATAATACTCATGGTTCAAATTTAGGAGGTGCAGGAACTCAAACCGCTGGTTTAGCTTATGGTGGTTATCCTAGTGTAACATTATCAGAAGAATATAATGGTTCTTCGTGGACAGAGGGAAATAATTTAAATACAGGAAGATCATCTTTAGCTGGTTCAGGACAACAAACAGCAGCAATAACAGCTGGAGGTATTATTGGTAATAGCACAGTTTCAAACGCGTCAGAAGAATATGATGGCACAAGTTGGACAGCTGGAGGAAATATAGGCACAGCTAGAAATAGAGGAGGAATGTCAGGAGATTCATCTGCTGCTCTTTTTTTTGGTGGTATCTCTCCGCCAATGCAATCTCTTACAGAATTATATAATGGTTCTTCGTGGAGTGAGGTAGCAGATTTAAACACAGCTAGAGCCGGATTAGGTAGTGCAGGAACTTCAACAGCTGCATTAGCAATTTCAGGAGGTTCAGCAGTTGTTGAATCTTGGAATGGTTCTGCTTGGACAGAAATATCAGATGTAAATACATCAAGAACTAATCCGGGTGGTGGTGGAATTACTACAGCTGCTTTAGTTTTTGGAGGAGAAGACCCTAGCGGAGATTCTGCAACTACCGAATCTTGGAACGGAACTTCTTGGACAGAAGTTGCAGATTTAGCAACAGCTAGATATAATATGGCTAGAGGTAACATTGGAACATCTACATTAAATCTTTGTGCTGGAGGAACACCACCAGCTACAACAGCTACAGAAGAATGGACACAACCTGCAACTGCTACAGTATCATTTGATGTTTCTTAAGACTTGACTTCAAACTTTAAATGACTAGATTAATAATACCTTATGTCTAAGGAAAAACGCAACATAGCAACTAAATTAGAAACTGAATCTAAATATCTAACTAACATATTAGATCAAGATGATGTTAAAGATTTTAAAAAATTAATACCTGAACTTCAAGACACTTGGCACAAAAAACAAATGTTTAGAACTGAAACAGAAATGAGATTTTCTGTATTATCAGATAATAAATATCCAACCAAAGCTGCTAAGTATTGGCAATCTGTCAGAGAACAAAACACTCACTTTGAAAATTTAGTACATCTATCTTTTGATGCTAGAAAAAATGAAGTGGAGATTAAAAAATTAGAAAGAGATATTAAAAACGAAAAAGACCCTTTAGAAGTAGAACTCAAACAAATAGAGTTAGAAGAAAAACTATATGGTAAAGCATCTATGGAACTTGTTGCTAAACATAGAATGAGAGAAGTAGCTACTTGGTCTAAACTTAAAAAAGAATTTGATGATAATCAGTTTAATAAACAAGATGTTAATGACCACCAAGCTGAATCTTATAAATTACAATTACAACATAGAGCAAATACTATAACCGCAGGTACATCACAAGCTGAAGTATTTAATATTGTAGGTCAAGTCGATACATTAAATAGAGTCATGGCTTCAGGAGAATTGAATAAACCTAAAGAAAAAAAACAACTAAAAAAATAACATGAAGTTCGACTTCGTTTATCTTGGTCAGACAGTATTAAAATATGAAGTACCCTTAGAGGTCTTTGTATCTCTCAATGAATTATACGAACAACAAAAAAAACAATTACCTAAAGCCAATAAACAATTAGTCGGCAAGATAGAAGATGAAGTATCTTTATTCTATGATGGTGCAGATAGTTCTAAGATGCACAGACATAGCTTTGTCTCACAAGATTTATTAAAATGGTTTTATTCTGTATTTCATCATTATCTTAATTGGAATAAGGTTGGTCAGTTTAACACTAAAATCAATTCTATATGGGTTAATGAAATGAAATCACATGAATACAATCCTATACATATTCATCAAGGCACAATCTACACAGGATTATCTTCTGTAATGGTTTTAAAATTACCTAAAGACACAGGTATAGAATATTCTGCTGTTGAAAAACCAATGAATGGCAGACTACAAATTATTGGTGCAGCTAACGGACAGTTTGCTAAAACAGATTATTCTCCTGATATGAAGATAGGAGACTTCTATGTATTTCCTTATGATATGAGACATTGTGTTTATCCTTTTAATTCTACTAAAGATAAAAGAAGAACTTTAGTTTGTAATGTAGATGTAGATTATAATCCAGTATCAAGCAGAACAGCACAAGGACAATTAGAATGATAATTAAGATGCCTAGATGGTGTAGTTATATGGCAACCACAACACAACCTATTTTTACACCTCAACAATGTGATATGGTTATTCAAGCTGGTCATAAACAAAAACCTGAAGTGGCACAAGTTGGTATGAATAAACCTAGTGGTGGAGTTGATACTAAAAAAAGAACAACAACTATATCTTGGATTCCTTTTAAAGAAATGCCTGAGATGTATTCTCAAATTGAAGCTACTATGCAATCAACAAACTTAAATCATTTTGGATTTGAAAACATGAAAATTACAGAACCTGCACAATTTACAGAATATCCTAAAGGTGGATTTTATGATTGGCACATGGACTTAGATATTAATGGTGCTTATGAACCGCCAGTTAGAAAAATATCAATGACTATTCTTTTATCAGACCCATCAACATTTAAAGGTGGAGAGTTAGAGTTTATGGAAAATAATAAAATGCCTGATCTTAAACAAGGTCAAGCTATATTCTTTGCTAGTTTTATTAGGCATAGAGTAGCACCAGTAACTAAAGGTATAAGAAGATCATTAGTTATGTGGTTTGGTGGTACACCTTTTAAATGAATAGAAAAATATTATTTCCAACTCCTGTATATTTTAAAGATTTGCCTAATAGCAAAGAGTTTAACAAATATTTATTTAAACATATTAAAGCATGGAAAAAAACTGACCCTGAGGGCGAGAAAAAAACTAATTCAGGTTTTGGTTGGCACAGTAAAACAGACATGAATAAAAAACAAGAGTTTAATCTTCTTACAGAAGAATTATTTAAAATGGCAGAAGAATGTAATAAAGATTATTTTATTCAACCTAAATTAGGATTAGGTAATATGTGGGCTAACATTAACCCTACTTATAGTTATAACAAAACACATACACACCCCAATTCATTATGGTCAGGAGTTTATTATATTAAAGTACCTAAGAACTCAGGTAAATTATTTATAGAAGACCCAAGACCCGGACCAAATACTTATATGCCAAGAAGAATTGATACTTTACCTGAGCAATTATGGAGAATAGTTGCTTATGAACCTGTAGAGGGTAGAATGATTTTTTTTCCGTCATGGTTATCACATGGTGTAGATATAAACTTGAATACAGACAAAGGAGAAAAGAACTGGAGAATATCTGTGTCTTTTAACTTTATACAAATATGAGTTTTCAAAAAAACAAATATCAAATTATTCGTCAAGCTATATCTAAAGACTTAGCTAACTTTGTTATAAATTACTTTTTGCTACAACAAGATGCTGTAGCTTACATGGTACAAAACAATATTATTAATAAACATAATCCTTTAATTGGTAACTGGGAAGATAAACAAGTACCTAATGCTTATTCTAAATATGGAGATTGGGTTATGGAAACTTTACTACAATATGTAAGACCTATTATGAAAAAAAAAACTAAATTAGATTTAATACCAACTTACTCTTATGCAAGAATTTATAACAAAGGTAACATATTAAAAAGACATAAAGATAGACCAAGTTGTGAAATATCTACTACACTCAATTTAGGTGGTCATCATTGGTCAATTTATTTAGACCCAACAGGAGAAGATACAGTTATTGATGAATATAAAAACATACATAAACCTAATGCACCTAAAGGTATTAAAGTTGATTTAAAACAAGGAGATATGTTAATATACTCAGGTTGTGAATTAGAACATTGGAGAGAACCTTTTATAGGCGACTTTTGTGTTCAAGTGTTTTTACATTATAATCACGCAAACGGAAAATATGGAAAAGAAAATTTATTTGATAAAAGACCAATGTTGGGAATACCAAAAAGGAATTAATTATGCAACTATCTAAACACTTTAAGCTTATAGAGTTCACAAAGTCTATGACAGCTATCCGTAAGGGTATCAAGAACGAACCTAGTAGTGGAGAAATAAAAAACATTACAGATTTATGTTATGGAGTTCTTGAACCTGTTAGAGCAAAGTTTGATAAACCTATTATTATAACATCAGGGTATAGATCAAAAGAGTTGTGTCTTGCGATAGGTAGTTCAGAAAATTCACAACATACTTGTATTAATGGTTCTTCGGCAGTAGATTTTGAGATTGCTGGTGTTTCTAATTTACAAGTTGCTTTATGGATTCAAAACAACTGCGACTTTGACCAACTTATTTTAGAATTTTGGACAGGAGAAGCAAACTCAGGTTGGATTCACGCAAGTTTTTCTGAGGGAAGTAATAGAAAACAAGTCTTAACATTTGACGGAAAATCATATACAAACGGATTACCTGACACTAAATGGTCAGGTGGAAAGTTGACAAATTAATATGGCAAAAAAAAAGAAAAAAATACCTAAAGGTTATCATAGAATGCCAAATGGCAAACTAATGAAAGACTCAGCTATGAAAAAAAGAAAAAGAAAATACTAATGGCTATGAAGAAACCTATATATGCTAAAGCTAGACCTAAAAGATTAGGGAAACCAAAGTCTTTTAATAAAAAATCTAAAGCTTATAAGTCAGCTAAAAGAAAAGCTGATAAGAAGTTTGGTAAAAAGGTTTCTCTTTATAAGAATATATTTATCTCACAAGCTGTTAAAAAGTATAAGCCGAGAAAGAAAAAGTAATGGCTAAGAGTCCTAAAACAACAGGAGAACACATTGTTAGTTTATATGGACACATTAAAGGTTTATCGAGAGAGATAAATACAATCAAAAATAATCATCTTAAACATATTCATCAAGACATAGATAAAATTCACGACAAGTTAGATCAACGATTTGATAATATTACAAATTGGATTATTTACGGATTAGGTGCTGTTGCTTTGTTACTGATTACTCAACTACTTTACATTTTATTAAAATAGCAGTACAAGTAAAACTTGTATGACTCATAAGAAAATTTTAGTTATTTCAGATTTACATATACCTTATCATCATCAAGACGCATTTAAGTTTTTAAAAGCAATTAAAAAAGAATTTAAACCTGATAGGATTGTAAATATTGGAGATTGTTTAGACTTTCACGCAATATCTATGCACGACCATAACCCTGATTTACCTAGTGCTGGTTCTGAATTATCTTTATCGAAAGAATACATTAAAGAATTAGAATCTATATTTCCTCACGTTACAGAAGTTGATAGTAACCACTCTAGCTTAGTATTTAGACGAGCATTAAAATATGGATTGTCAAAAGAGTTTTTAAAAGACTATGGAGATTTCTTAGGTACTAAACATTGGAAGTGGGTAGAAGATTTAACTCTTACAATGTCTAATGGTCAAAGATGTTATTTTACTCACGGAAAAAGTGCAGATGTAATTAAGACTTCACAAGCTATGAGTATGAATACAGTTCAAGGACATTATCATACTAAGTTTGTAATATCCTATTGGGCAAATCCTGATAATATCTTTTGGGCTATGAATGTAGGTTGCTTAATTAATCAAAAATCTATGGCATTTGATTATGCTAAGAACTTTAGAACTAGATTTATTGTAGGTTGTGGAATTATACTTAATGGCATACCAAGACTTTTACCAATGGTATTAAACAATAAAGGTAGATGGATAGGTCAAATAGTATGAAGAAGAAATGCTGTGGAAAGTATGCTTTAAAAGGCGAGAGAGCAACGGAGAGTGCCTTAGATAGACAAGTGGGCAGCACACAACATTATAAAGATTTTAAAATACAACCTATTGAATTTATTACAGCTAATAAGCTTAGTTTTATTCAAGGTAATGTTATTAAGTACATCTGTCGTTTTGATAAAAAAAATGGTAAAGAAGATATAGATAAAGTAATACATTATTGCGAATTATTAAAGGAGTTATCATAATGTGGTTTAGTGCAATTAAATTAGCAGTATCTGCTGGAAGTAAAATTTATGCTAACAAGCAAAGAGCAAAAGTTGCTATGTCTGAAGCACAATTACTACACGCAGAAAAACAAAGTCGTGGGGAAGAATCATATCAAGGTAAATTATTAGAAGCTAGACAAAACGATTATAAAGATGAATTTGTGCTTATTATATTGTCTGCACCAATTATTGTATTAGCTTGGGCAGTATTTTCTGATGACCCAGCTATGATGGATAAGATAGAATTATTCTTTCATCACTTTGGTAATCTTCCTGTATGGTTTCAAACTTTATGGATTACGGTAGTAGCAAGTATCTTTGGTATAAAAGGCACACAAATATTTCGTAAAAAGTAATTTAATTTAATCTCAAATACATATATTGTAAGGCATGAAGTACGAAACAGATTATGTCATTACAGAACTTACAATAGATTTATTAACTGATAATAATAATATCGGTAAAGCTTCATTTATATTTATAGATCAGACTCCACACTTTCCAAAAGTACAAAGTTATTTAGATAAAATTGACGAGAGGGAAGATGCTTATGTTAATCACTACAGCATAAGCACCATTGAAATAGACGAAACAACCGACATAAGCCAATTAGATGTCATTAAACACTAATTCTTATTTCTCCAAATGTTATCTATGTTTAGTCGTTTAGTTAATTTTTCAACTTTTTTATCTATTGCATAATTAATAAAATACAAAATAATCATTAAAACAAACACAGATAAAAGTATTTTAAGTTCTAGTGGCATTATCTATTTTCTTTTGCAACAAAAGTTAATTCTCTTTTTAACTCACTTTGCAGTAAAGATATTTCTGTTTGTTTGTTGTTGTAGTTAGTTTTAGATTGTAAGTAAAAGGTTTCTGCTTCTACTAAATATAACTTCTTAGCTATATAATCTTTATCTACCATTATTAAAGCTTCAATTTCTTTTTGAGTTATTTTCTCTGCCTTTTTTTTAAAGCTTAAATAAAGTTCTGCGTTCTTTTGTTTAAGATCAGTTTCTCTTTTTAACAATGCAGAATACCAAAAATTATATTGTTCCGAAAACTTTCTTAACTCTTGCATTAATGTTTTTGTATCTACTTTTAAATAATCTTCGTTCATTTTTTCTCCTTATGGGTAATCGTATAAGTCTTCAATAAGTTCATCTTTGTCTTGAACATCATCTCTTAACTTTTTATTGTTTTCTTCTAACATATTAATTCTTAGACGTAATTTACCATTTATACTTTTATGTGCTTTATCAATAGACCTAAATCTTTCGTTGGCATTTACTAAAGAATCAATGTGATCTTTAAGCATTTTATTATTTTTCTCTAATGCTTGTACTTGTATCTCTAGGTCTTTGATTATCATTTCTAAATCATTCATACCTCTAAACTCCTTAGTTAGTTGCATTAAAAAGGTATTTCATCATCAAGATCAGACAAACCAGCAATTTGTGAGTTATCAGGTGCTGGTGGTTGTGCCTGAGACATTGGTTGTTCAGTATATCTTGGAACAGATTGACCAATAGGTTTTATACCATCAATATTTCTAGGTTTATAAGGTTTAGCCATATAGTAGCAAATTGTTTGTTCTGTATCTGCACCATATTTAGATTCTTTGGCTTGTTGAATTTTACTAGCAGTTTTAAGTTCATATCCCTCATTAGCATATTCTTGAACTTGTGGTGTGTTATACCATTCAACTATTTGCGAAATTGTATATAATTTTTTTGTTAAACTACACATCAATTTAGATTTACTTGCAGAAGCTTGATACTCAAAGCTTGGACTCTTTTTTCCTGTTTCATATAGTCTTAATGAAAGACCACAGAAAGGTTTTCCGTATTGTTTCTTATCGTACATTTTTTTTCCTTTTGGTTTGATTTAACTTTAACTTTCTCATTTGTTCTTTAAAAAGCAGTTCTGATTTATGACAATGTAATAAACCTAAAAATGCTTTCATGTGGTCTGCCTTATATAATATCTGCCTAGCTTCAAATGGTTCATTTGTTTTAGGCAATCTTACTATATACATCTTATTAATTTTCTTACCTGTCTGTTCTTCATAGGCAAGTTTATATCCGTGTAATTGATGAACCATATTTAAAAACAATCCTTTAGATGTCTTTACATCAATTAACCAAATATTATTCTCTTTGTCTTTAGCGATTAAATCTAAAGTTCCACAATATCCTCTTTCAGAATAAAGTATCTTTTCAGACTCAACTACTTTTAGCTTATGTTTTTTCCAAAACTTTTGGAACTCCATAAAACAATTTGCTACAATAGGGTTATCAGGTTTAGTTACCTTTTCTCCTCTTAACCATAGTTCGACAAGCTTATGCACGATTGAACCAATACTTAAAATGTTATCATTAGCTTTACGAGCATTAGCTTTGGCATTAATAATTATCTTATCTATTGTATCTAGTGCTATACCTTGTTTTTCCATTTCTTGTTTTATTGAACTAACTTGCGTATTAACTTTCCAAGCTTCTAATGCTGGACTTGCTAACTTACCAAGTAGTGTACTCATACCAACTACATATTCTCCATTATGAATATAAACGTGTTTATTATCATCAAATGTAACTGTATGTCCGTGTTCTAATTTAACTGTTTTAGTCATTTTCTCTCCCATTCATAAATATTTTCTTATCTAAAGAATTAAGTGGTCTAAAGAAATAAGACCAATCTGTGCTAGTAGCTTCACAGAATATCTTTAGTTTAGATAAAGGTATTGCGTTTTTTGCTTTTTCATATTTTTGAATTTGCTGAAATGTTACCCTTAACTTATTAGCTACTTTTGTCTGAGTATATCCTAACTCAATTCTTCTTTGTCTTAATCTGATTCCTATATACTCATAGAACTTAGACTCCTGATCTTTTTGGCTAGCACCATTCATAGTAGCTAGACAATTTCTTAATCGTTGTTTGATTAAGCTTATGTTTCTTACTTGACTATCGGTTATCATTTTCTCTCCTTTTAATTAATTACTGCGTGTCCACGACCTTGTAGGCATTTTTTATAATAAACTTGGTATCTAGTTTCCATTTTAGGACTAAAAATCCAATAGCTTATATTTGACATTTTTGTTGTATTTTTTTTTGCAAATTGTGAACATAACAATTTATCATTAGTTATTTCTTCTGCTCTTGACTCATTGTAAGTTCCTGAACGACCTCTTGTATCTACTAAAGGTTCGTACTTAGCACACCCTTGAAGTAGAGTGATAGATAGCCCTATTAACATTATCATTTTTCTCATATATTCCCCTTTGTTACTTATGCAGTAGTATGTTGTTTTAAATTATGAATCTTCCAAGCTTTCATTCTTTTTTTTTCTTTAAGAAATATAGCTTTTCTTTCAAGTTCTCTTTGTTTTGCAAAGTCCTTGAAATAAGATTCTTCTAATTTAACCAATCTTTTCTCCATTAGATTTACCTTGTTTATTGTTAACGTAATCTGCTTTTTCTTGCAGATGTTTTTCAACGTGAGTACCTAGTGTATTCACATTTGAAACTTCTTTACCAATATCAAAAAAGAAAGTTTCTTTGGTATTAAATACTCTACCAAACTTTTTAGATAA